GCTTCCGGAGTTGTCAACCTGCCTGCCGGGATATCAGCTTTTGCCTGAGATTCCCAAGTCTTTGTAATATCCTCAATAGCTTTTTTGCCCATTGAAGAGAATGTCTGCTTCCAAGTTTCGGCAGGGAAGTCATTACCCATTGCTCGAACACCCATTGCCAGAGCTGCATCAACAGTCTGCTGCCTATACAAATCATATTCTGATTTCTGATTAGCAAAAGTCTGACCGTCAGTCGCGAGTTTCATGAGATCGTCAGCAGATAAGTCCTTGCCAAGTTTTTCTTTGATTTCTGACACTGGGATTCCTAATGATTCGGGAGTATTATCTTCCAGGCCGGACACAGAAAGTGCATCCCATTTCTCTGCAAGCCCATTGCATAACTCTTCCATAGTTGTTTTCCCTTCTTCAAAGGAAACTCCCAAGGTCTCAAGCATTTTTTTAAACTTTTCATTCATTGGTTTTTCACCACCTTTCACAGCAAACACTTTTTTGTGATCTGATTTTTTTACCATAGTAGTTAACTTGCCATTATAATACTGGCCCAGAACAACGGCGCCGGCATTTAAACTTTTATAATCATCAACAACGACAAACTTGCCACTAGGGTTTTCAATTATATCTCCATCATTAGAGAGACTTGCACCAGGATATGCGCCATCCCAAACAATGGATTCCTCATACAGATTTGTATTAGAGTTTTGAAGAATAACGCTGCTTGGCATTGCAAGAACAGTACATTTCTTTTGGGTTCCGTCAGCCATTTCATATGTAGCACCTTTCCAATGGCTGCACTTTCCACCGTAATAGTTCATGCTACAAATAGAGCAGACCATTGTATCGGTTCCCCAGCCTATTGAAGTATCAGAAAGCACACCAGTTTCAATACGTTTTATAAGCGCATTTGCTGAAATGCCGTCAACGGCTTCATCATCACGAATAATATACTTATCAAGCGACATTGATATTGTCTCGCCATTTTCAGAATCCGGCTGTGTTCTGCCATCAAAAACCTTGCCATATGGAATGCCTTTAGAACCGAATTGACTCCAGCTATGGTTAAACATAAAACTTACCCCAAATTGTGCATCCATTACGCATTGTTGAAGGAATTCCGGACTAAGCCTGATATGTCTCCCCGGGATTAACATATCACCAGCTGATTTATTCGAAAAAGCGAATACTTCATCTTTTGACAAGTTTCTTCTTGCAAATTTCTGTATTCGGGATAATCGCTGGTCGGTAATTTCTAATATTTCACTCAAATTTATCACCTTCTTTTGTGTTGGATTTTACAGATTTATCAGCTTGTAACATGCTGTTTCCACCTCCCGAACTGAAACTTGCCCGGATATTTTCAATGGGTTTACCAGTAGCTTTTTGGACCTTCATGACTTCCTGAGCGGCCACATCATTATCAATCCAACCCATCAAAACAGCAATCGCGTAGAACTCCTGCTTCATCTTTTCAACAGTCATACGCTGTTCTTCGGAATTCCAGTCAACGGTGTTGTGCTTAAATACCGGAACGGCCTGAATACCTTTAACCCTTAGCCAAAGCCTCATTGTTTCTTCAACAAGACGTTTGCTTCCGCGCTGGCAAGATGCGATGCCAGAGCAGAAGATACGGAACTGAACAGTACCCCATGATTCTGTAACCCCTTGATTTCTGTTCATAAAAATAGCCATCTGCTTTAAGCCAGATAGCGTCTGAGTGTCAACTAATTCAGTTACTGCTCTTACATCAAGACTTCGGGCAGCATTGGCACCTTGATTCATGTTTATTGTAGTATCACTGAAATGAACATAATCCGCATCCGGATTCATTGTTTCAAGTGCATGAATCATGTTGTCAAGTTGTGTCTGAAACCATTGTTCAAGCTTTACGGCATCATTTTTAATATGGGCAGGGCAGAGAGCATAGGCCTTTTCAATATCCATCGAGACATCATTTTTGGGGTAACCTTGATGATGAAGTACAGCCTGCAGGTCTTGGAGTATTTGCATCTGAAAATCAATAGCTTGAAGAACTGGCGTCATGTTTAAAGTTCCTCTGGGATCTCCGATTTCAGGATCCGCAGGCACCCAAAAGAAGTTTGCATGTTCAGGATCAAGATATACTTTTTGCATCATATTCCATTGATAAGGAACATACTTTTTGTGGCCCTTCACTTCAAGCAGTTCCCATTCGATGGTTTGAGGAATAACCGGATGTACATCATAGATATCATTGCGCCTTTCATTGACCTCGACTTCCCAGCCCATAGCGCCTCTAAAAAAGTGACTTCCATGAACCTGATCGAGTAATCCATCCAGTCCGGAGTTACTTATTTCATTTATCCGAGCAGCAAACTCTCGCCATTGACTTTCGACATCAGTCAGCCGGGCTTTACCATCAAGCGCATAGAACTGAGCTTCATGCCCTTGATTTGCAAGTCTAATAAAATTCCATCCAGCCATTGATACATCTGGATTTACTCTTTTAAGAAAATTTATGGCTTCAGCTTCCTCAGGTATATGTCGTAATGTTTTTAATGTATCATATGTCCTTGATTTGTGAGGAGAAAGGTTAGAGTTAAATCCATTACCAATTTGAGTACGTCTTCCAGGAGGTATATTTTGAGGTGCATCTCTTGATTTCTTTGCAAACATTTCGTTCCAAAAGGCCATTTTATCACCTGCTTTAAAATAAATTGAACTATATTGTGCCAAATGGTAAAATATAGTTTAGGGGGTGTATTATATGAAACTAAATTATGATTGTGTTCGAGATGTTCTTTTGACACTTGAAGATACTCTTGATATTAAAGAACTTACATATAACTTAGGAGAAGGTGAAGAATCTCATTTTAATTTTTCAACAACTGATATAGAGATTATAGCAAAACATGAGAGATTAAAAAGTTATCCCAAAACAGATATTTTTTATTCTATCCACAAGCTATACGAAGCAGATTATATTGTTGCTGGCCAAGTAAACGCTGAGAATTTAACCCGATATTTAATACAAGATATAACTTATAACGGTCATGAGTTCCTACAATCCATAAAGTCTGATACCGTATGGAATGATGTAAAAAAAGTTTCAAGTAAAGTTGGTACCATGTCATTTCCTATCATATCTTCAATTGCCAGTAATGTTATAGCAAAATTAATATCAACATCATTAGGCGTTGGTTAACTAAAATTCAAAATTTTTATCTCATCAAGCAACTGCGCTTTAGCTAAATCAATGAAGTTCTGATTTGTTTTGATAAGATCAGAAATAAAAGCTGCATCATCTTTGGTAATTTCAATCTCACCGTTCTTGATCAAGTCATAAGCCCAGGCCATTGTCTGTGCAGGTCGGCTTGTGCTTGATGTTGCCAAGATATCAGCCAGTATTTCGCACAGAAGTTTATCCTGTGGGATTCCTCTTAAATCGAGGAGGTTTTTATCAAGATCCAATTTCATTATTTATTCGCCTCCAATCATTTCTTTCCAATAATTCCATTTGCCAATTCTTCAGCAAGCTTTCTTTTCATTTCATCCGTCAACTTGGTATTACCGGAAAGGCCATGTTTTTCCTTAAACTGCTCCATAATTTCTTTAACCTGACCGCTTTCAAAAGCAGTTTTGATTTTACTCATATTAGATGTCAACTCCTGAATAACCTCCGGCTTTTCAAAGTGCTTTCTGGTTTCTTCCAGTGCATCTTTGAAAGCTTTTCTGGTTTCTGGGCTTACAGATTTTAGGGATTGAATAAGCCTTTCTCTGGCAGCTTTAGTTTTTTTCACTCTCAATGTAATCGCCTCCAATTTTTATTTTGACCTCCAAATATGTAAATGCACACCGCACGTAGGAAGGATGGCCTGGAGGTCTGGGCCGAACCCGTAACTAAGTCCCCGTTATTCACGGCGTACAAAATTATTAACTTGCCCTCACAACACCGCTCATCCGGAACATTCCCGGTAAAACCAAAGCCGGAGCCTGAAAATCAGCAAAACAAAAATAAAGACCACTGACGATATCGTCGTAGTCACTATCTGTTCCATTATGGTATTGTGTTGATTGTCCCGGCCGGTTAACTGAGATATAACCTTTCAACTGATTTTCTGTTTCCTGACTCCAAGGGATTTCACACCACTGTTGTTCAACGATTATAGAAAAATCATCAACAAGCTTTTCTTTGTTTCGGCCTTGCTCATTGATAGGGAAGACGGTTAATCCTCTCTTTACAAGCTGAGAACCAATCGTTTCACCTATACCAGTCTGACCGAAATTAACTGAAGCACCATTATAAAGTCTGGAATAGAAAGCTATTCTATCCCATTGGGGATCCCATCCGAGTCCGATCATCTGATCTATCTTAACAACACGGCCTTTGCTATTTCTGATTATCGCAGGCTTTCCATCACCTTTTGAAGCTGGATCATAGCCAATAGTGTATGTTTCAAATGGTTC